AATTGAATCTGAATACATTAGAAATACAATTTGTGTGAATCGTCGTTGTAATCCAGCTAGGGATATAAATAAACAGCCTGGTGAGGAAATAAAGAGTCCAGATATTAAATCCGATGTTTATACAGAAACCCCGATGGAAAAGTGTGTCAACCAAATCAAAGAGAATCGCCCTAAGCTCTCCGACAGCTCTATTCGTACCTATACGAATATTCTGAAGAACATCTATCGTGACCTACAGCCTGAAAAGGAGTTTGATCATCATTATTTTATCAAAGAATACAAACACGTTCTTGCTCATTTGGAAAAGATTAAGTTTAATGTACGTAAGACGATTCTATCCGCTCTTGTTGCATTGACAGATGGTGTCGTACAGAACGCCTATCGCAATCAAATGATTCAGGATGCGCATCAATACAATGCCTTACAGAAACAAAATACAATGACCGATATTCAACGGGAGAACTGGGTCAGTTGGGCAGAGATTGAAGAAGTCCTGGAAAAACTCAAGAAGAAAACGGAATACATTTGGAAGGAGGCGAAGCCTACTCGTGAAGAGATGCTTCACTTACAAAAGTATGTCATCCTTTGTTGCTATGTCCTGTTGCCTCCCCGTCGTGCGATGGACTTCTGTAAAATGAAAGTACGCAATTACGATAAAGCCAAGGACAATTTCTATGAGAAGGGTCATTTCTATTTTAGGCAATACAAGACTGCTAAATTCACAGGCTTGCAGATTGAAAAGGTTCCTAAAGTGGTAGAGATGCTCATGCGAAAGTGGATTCCCTTTCACAACGAGGATTTGTTGTTCTCTGATTTTATGGCTGAAGAAATTAGTAGCTCAGGAATGACCAAGATTCTAAATAGTATCTTTGGAAAGAATATTAGCGTCAATCAATTGCGACACATTTACATTACTGAAAAGTCAGCACCGCTTATGAAACAATTGGAAGAAACCGCAGAAGCAATGGGACACTCTACTGCAACCCAGAAACTTTATGTTAAACATCTACCTAAAGACGAATGAATGGGTCATATTAGAATGACCCAGTTTTCAGTATATAAGATCTGGTCTGAAAAAGGTGATCTTGTTTATTATGGATCAACTGCTAATAAGCGTGGTGCTATTCAAAGATGGTATGGACACAAAGACGGTAGAGAAAATTGTTCTTCTCGCCATTTATTTACTGCGTATGGTATTGAACACTGTAAGTTTGAAATATTAGAAGAATGTGATTCAGTGACTCATATGAAAGAACGGGAGAATTGGTACATTCAAAATCACCCATGCGTCAATATAATGTCAGCCTGTTACAATCCAGAAAAAAAAAAGAAATATTTATTAGATCACAAAGAAGATAAAAAAGTATATGATCAGAATAGAAGAAAGACAGATGATACACGGCATAATAAAATAGTATGTGAATGCGGTGGTACATATACATTAAGACATAAATCAACTCATGAAAAAACCGCTAAGCATCTTACTTCTCTGATTTCTTAGGACGACCTCGCCCACGCTTTGGAGGTTCCAGTATGACAGGTGTTTTCACTCCAGATGCCGATGCTGATGCCGATGCTGATGCACTCTCTTCTTCGTGCAATGCCTTTTCTCTTTTTTTGCGGCGTTCATGTCTGGCTTCCAGTCGTTCATGAACCTGTTGAGCCCATACTGCTTGGCGTTCTTCATCTTCTGTTTCATAACGATAATCACTCGGTGCCCAACTATCCTCGCTCCAATACGAAAGCGGTTTCTGTTGCGGATCTTTGCGCAATGGTTCTCTTTGTTCCGCCAAATTCTTTTCAATTTGTTCCAATCGTTTTAATTGGTCTATTCGGTGTTCGGTTTCCTCTTTGTAACGACGAACCGCTTCCTCTTCCTGTTTTCGTTTCTGTTCTTCCTCTCTTCGGTAATCAGGAATCACACTTGGTTGAGTATAACCTGGTTGAATCAACGGGCGAATGCTGGAATAATTATCAGGTCGCAATTGACTATAAAGAATTTGGGCTCGTGTCAAAGGGGGAGGCTGAGGAGCCAATCCTACCGCTCTTGGTTGAATCACATTGACTTTCGGTTTTGCCTTTGTTTTGACTCGTCGCTTCTTTTTCTTCTTCAAATCTTTCGTCCCCTTTGCATATCCAGAACAATCAGCTTCACGCTTCATATCCGCTAATTCATGATGCGTTAATGGCAAATGGACTCCCTTCTTTTCTAAGAAACGATTCACCATTCCTGCATAGACAACGGGCACGATCACTTCGTGTGAATGCGCTATGATCGGAACAGGTTTAGAATCTTTGAGTTTGGCTAAATCCTCTTTATCATACAGTTTCGGCATTTCTAAGAGGATAGATTATTATTTCTTTTTCATTTCCTTATGACGCTTCAATCCCTCCAACATTCGTTTCGTGGCAGCCTTTTGAGCCTCTGTGCGGGGCTTCTTCTCTTTCTTCGGCTTCTCCTTTGGTAGATCCTTATCGCCAACCGCCTTGCTTACCTTACCGCCAAAGGGTGGAACAGGTGGAATACCCATTGGACGAACCATCATCTTCACCTTTCCACCAATCGCCTTGGATTGCTCCTTTGCTTCTTTGACCTCCTGATCAATCATCTGAACCGTAAGTCCAGCCTTCTTTGCCTCCTCTGGATGCTCTTTCACCAGTGCTTTGAGCTTAGCAGGGGTCTTGATGACCTTCTCCTCCACACCCGCTGGAAGCTTCACGCCAGTGGGAAGAATACCCGCCTCGGATGACCCAACTGCAAATTTACTATTGATATACGAGGCGACAGGTCCTCCAATAACAGGAACCATATTACCTCCCGCAGTAATCACTGCTTTCGCAACGAACTTTCCAAAACTAGATACAGCGCCACCCATTCTTATATCTTTCAATAAGAAATAAAATAATAGAAAAATGAACCATTGAGTCATTGAACCGGACATTTATTTCTTATCAAGAAATAAATGGATATTCCGGTTGACGCATCACATTCACCTTCCAGTAGAAATTATATGCCACGTTATGATTATTCCACTCGTCCTCCTATTAGTGAAGACATGGAGATGTTTTTTATCATTCAATCCCAAAAAGAAAGATTGCGACAGAAAGATAATGAAATTCGGATGTTAATTAGTCGTATCCACGCATTAGAACAAGTATTAATGGAACATAATGTATGTGTCATTCCTATAGAGCGTTGGAGGGAGCGAATGAATGAAGAACTGTATGAATGACGACAAGATAAAGAACAATTGTAGCGGATAGATCAGCTATGTCCATCATAGTATACTAATAATCGTACCGATAATAATGGGATGAATTCCCACGAGTCCCAAATGAGAAATACAAAAGGTTTTGATACTATCCCAAACCTTTTCTATGACCCAATCCTTTATTTTGCACCACAAGCACCGAAAAACTTTAAAATGCTGATCATAGCCGAAGGCTCTACCAATGGCTCATTCAATAGTTGTTGGTCAAATACTGACTTAGATGAACAGTCCATAGGTACATCGGTAATGATCGCTCCTGGGACTTTCTTAATGTAATCTTCAATGCGCTGGAACCATCGTACATAGTGGACCACGTTGTATTTGGAGGTGTCTTCTTTTGCCAACTGCTGTCGGGCATCGGCAAGACGTATATCCACGACGAGATAGTCGCATTTTTGCAGTTGGGCAAAGGGGATATTTTTCCAGGCTTCTTTCCATACCACCACAGAACCAAACGCTGAAAGTTCCGCTGCATCATCGGCTGATAAATCTTTAGAAATGAGAATCAACATCGGCTTTGATTCGTCAGGGATCACAACAGGCTGAAGGCTGTTCGCTACACTCGCTACTGATGACGCAATCTGTCCGATGACATTCGGAAGGGGATTAGACATTGTTTCGTATCTTATACATAGAAAATTAATTATTGTTGCGTGCCATGAACGGCTTGAATGTAGGCTGAAAATTGATTGGCTAATGTGGAGAGCTGTTCTGTGAGAGAGTCGTAAGCACGTTGTGCTTCTTGCCCCTGCTTTAGCAGGAGGTCAATCTGTTGCTGCTTTTCATCTTCCTGGGCTTTCTTATCTGCTTCTATCATCTCTGTGAATGTCGCAAATCCTCGTTGCTCTGCTTCTATAACAAGTTTGGGACGTATAAACTTACCGTTCGCATCCAATTGGGAGGGATCGCAATATAGATGCTCCATCCCAGCAAAGTCTGCAGGGATATGATGAATAACTGGTTTAATCAAGTGTCGGAATTCATCTGTATCCAGATGTTTTTGCTCATCTATCCATTTCTGAAAGGGATACGCCATTCTACAAAGAAATGAGATTTTTTTATCATTAAAATCCAGCCACAGGGAGAAATTGAACATTTAATGTCAATTGATCATTACTATCAGTTACGAATTGACTTGAGGAGGCAAAAAACACGTCATACCAACCAAGATAGGGAAGTAGTGATGAATCAAATATTTGGTCTAATGAAACAGTTACGTGATTACTTGCATTATTCGTAAATGTATTTAAATATTGATATGTATATGTTCCATTTGATTGACTATAAAAACGAAGATAAACTTGACCCATTGAGCCGAAAGTCCAATATCCCGAATACTTGCCTGAAATACGAATAGGGCACGAAGTGCTGTATCTATAAAAAGCACTAGTAATATTGACACCTCCACCCCATGCAACACTGTTACTAAAATAAAGCTGTTTCATCATACATTGTGCTACTGTAACAGTTCCACCACTGCTAGTATAAACTTGTGCTGAATTGTTTGTATTCTGTGCAGCTGCCATTGAAGTTGTACCAGTTATCGTTAATCCACCCATTATGGATACTCCATTTTCCATTGTCGTATATCCAGTGGTATTATTGAAATGAAACGGACGCAACGAGCTCCACGTTCCATACTGATTACCAGAAACAGTAGTAAGTAGATATGTATCAGATCCATCATTGCGTAGAAATACTCCATAGTTCCCTGATATTGCCCGAAACTGACCGTATGTTCCAAGTGCTGGTGATACTATTTCGCTGTTTGTAATGAGAAACGGTGTTTTACTCAATCCCGCATTGTAGATGTAAAACGAACCCGCCCCACCTGCACCTGCGCCTACTGATCCATTACTACCCGACCCTACCTGGTAATATTGACCGCCTAATCCTGTGTTATTCATTCCAACATACATGTCCGCAAGAGATGAGCTCATCGCAATGTTACTATTGACAACACTAACGCCGCTGTTTGCGGTGAGAACTCCGTTCGTTGTCGTGGTAGAAAGTGTCGTCGCCCCTGACACCGCCAGCGTTCCGCTGACGGTTTCACTCCCTGATTGGGTGGTGTTGCCCGTGATGGTCACCGCCCCTTGGGTGTACGTGAAGGATGTCCAACTCATCGTCTTGTTCGCCGTCCCTGAGAACTCCAGAAAGACCTGTCCCGTGTAGCCCGTCTGATTCGGTGTGAAAATGCCAGTGAATGTTCCTGTCACCACCGTATAGGTAAGGCTGATGGCGAGGCGTGCCGTGTTGCCCGTGTTCGCTTGATAGATCGTAAGGGAAACACCCAGGGCGGACGCACTGAAGCCCGCAAAGGAGAACCCATATTTGCCAGGGGTGAGAAAGGTCTGAGTCAGCGAGTAGCAGTCCGCAAAGGCGGCGGTAGTGGGCGACGGTGTGAGGGTATAACTTCCAGAGATGACACCAGCCGCCGCTGCTTGCGAAGATAAACCCGAAGTCTGAAGGATAGAGGTCGTGATGGGCTGCAGATTGACCGCCAACGTTCCACCAGCAAGACTTACATCATTCGTGGAGGGCTGGGCGATGTTGGCAAGGGTGGAGATGGTAGATCCAGAGTAGGGTACTATGTTAAGGGTGCTGATGGTGTTGACACTCATTCCATTCGCAAGCGTCAATGCCAATGCTCCCGCTGTTAGTTGAATCTGCCCTGTGTTCGCACTCAAGGGACTCACTGTGGTGTTAGAATACGTCCACGTCGCATCTGGATAGGCAGATGATCCTGAGTGGCTGTAGATCTGGCTTGTCAAAATTCCACTACCTCCATTTCCGAACGTAATCTGATTCGCTGGATTATTCCCTGTTGATGTATTCTGTCCGATTTGAGCAAATTGACTATAGGTTCCTTGATTATAGATTGATCCATTGACATAGAGATTACTGTTTCCTGTGAAGGGAAGGCTGGGAAGAGTGGTGAAACCAATCCCCATATCCGATGC